AGCGTCAGATGTGTATAAGAGACAGGTATAAGCGAACCATTTTGGGGGTCTACCACTTACGTGGTGGCTCCTGATTTTCGCCGCTTGCTAAACTCGATTGAGTCCTACGGTATTTTGCAGCCGATTATCTGCCAGGAGTCTACTGATTGTATTATTGATGGGCTACACCGTTGGGAGATTGCGAAACTTCTAGAGTTCCCTGAAGTGCCGGTTGTGCGTGTGGACGTGTCTGACGATGAAGCTGCAGTACTGCATGTAGTGTTGAACCGCAACCGAGGCATTGTGGTAAACAAGTTTTTATCTGAATTGATTCAAGAGTTAGTAACGGACCATGACATTGATGCTGATGATTTACAGGAACGTTTAGGTCTCAATGATGAAGAGTTCCACCTACTGTTGGATGGATCTTTGATTAGGATGCGTAAGATAAAGGAACACAAGTACTCGCCTGCGTGGGTTCCGATTGAGTCACCTACTGGCGAGAACATTGTTGTTGAGCGCCCTACCGGGGACTCGGAAATACTTTAGAATGGAGGACAGTATGGAGTTTAATGCGTACCAGGTAGGTGCGAAGACTACGGCTATTTATCCAAAAGAGGCTGCTGTCGAGTATTTGACTTTGGGGCTAGCTAGTGAAGCTGGTGAGGTTGCCGATAAGGTAAAGAAGCACATTAGAGATGCTAGCGGCGATTACACCGACGCTGATTTTGTTAGCGCAGTCAGCAAGGAATTGGGAGATGTTCTGTGGTACACGGCAGTGTTGGCGTGGGAGCTAGGAGTAGACCTTAGTGACATTGCTGAAAAGAATATCAGAAAGCTATTTGATCGCCAGTCTCGTGACATGATTAAGGGGTCAGGAGATGAGCGATAAGTCGTGGCATGATTTGGCAACGAACGTTTCATCGGAGTGGAGTAACGATGAGATTTTGCTCAAGTGCAAGGGAGACTATGCTGTAACTTTGAGTCCGACGTTGATGCATGATGACGTTATGGGTAAGATTGTCACTTTTCCTAATCGCTTTATCATTAATCGGGTCAGCCTAGATCAAACTCATAGGATAATGTGGGATATCGTTAAGGATCGTTATTCTGTTGTACCTAATTCTGATATTATTGACAGAGCGCGCGATATTGTTTTGCACGCAAACGGTGAGGCTTCATTACATAGCTGCGGAGTGCTAGAAGAAGGTCGTAAATTTTTTGTGGTTGTGAAGCACAGTAGTTCCACGTTGCTTACTCCATCCGCTAAAGATGTGATCGACAGCTACATTGTGGTTATGACATCCCACGACGGAAGCATTCCTATCTGCTACTACAATTTGGACGTGCGCCGGGAGACGAATACAGTGTATCGTTTTTCTGGAGAGACAGAGTTTAGTCTACGGAAGCGTCATACGCCGAATAGTTCGGCGGATGCTACTGATGCAAGTGAAGCATTGCGTATGCGGGAGGCGTGGTCTGCAGAGTTAGATAATATTGTGGCCACCTTTTCAGGCAGTTTCTTATCATCTACGCAAATGTTTAAGGTGTTGGAACAGTTTTGGTCGACGCAAACTGCGTCTTCGGCTAAGAAGCGTTCTAATGCTGAGGGGGTTCATGACGAAGTGAAGAGGTTGTATCGTCAGCCACACAACTTAGGCATGTATGGTGAAAGCAAGTGGTCTTTCTATAATGCCGTGATGGAGTATATCGACTTTCATAGGGACATCCCTGAGTTGGAGGCGGTGCAGCATTCACTAGAGGTCGATAATTTTAGCCATAGGCTAAAGGTAAACGTTTTTGAAGCAATTCGTGACGTTTAGCGTCAAACAATTATTTCGATACGCCGACGTAGACCCATTCCGAGTCCAGCGCAGTGGTTGAAAGCGTGAACAGCCGCATCTACTTGATCGTCGTGCACTCTGGCCTCTGGGAATGACGAGATTTCATCTAAAAAGTCAGTGTTCCAATCTGCCCTGATGAGGCGAACGTTTCCGTTGGCTACTGCGGCCGATAACGGTTTAGCCCTAGTGACCTTGTCGCCAGTTGCGCGTTGTCCTGTGAAGTTATAGCCGGGGAGAACGTATCTAGAGTATTGATCAATAAGGTTCTTGCCAGCAGATCCCGGCTCCTGTTCCATCATAATGGGTATTTCAGGCCCGTCTTCAGAGGCGGTGGCTCGGATAAACTTTTCAACCTTGTCGCCCTTTGCTCTAATACGACGCACATCCATGATATAGAATACGCCTTTGTCAAATGCCCCTAGACAGCCTACGGTCCAGTCTGGGTCGGGATTAGACTGAGTAGGCTCAGTTCCTGCTAGGTCCCAAAATCGGATAATTTGAGTATCCGAGGAGAACGACGGGATTTCGTTGTGGTCAATGACTTCAAAGTTTTCACGATCAAATAGCGTTCCTAAAGCGGTTGACCACCAGTCACCAAACTCTAATCGTCTACGTTCTACAGGATCTAGCTCTTGCAGTACTGAGCGATACTTTTCAGCGTCAATGCCGGGGTTGTCAGTAAGGAAGGAAGGTATAAAAATGCGTCCTTTCTCTTTACCTTCTACGAGGAATCTCTGGCGGACCCAGTTAGGTGCGGGGTTAGTCGCAGCGCGCATCCTTACAGGGACTTGTGATAGAGGTCCTGATGCCGGTCCACGAAGACGAGAGAACATGTATCGGTAGTCAGATTCTCTGATCTCTGTTACCTCGTCCATACCAATAAATTGGAACTCGCTGCCCTTGTATCTTAGGTAGTCGTTGACGTTGTTGAGGTAACCGAATGTGACTCTTGCGCCGCTGGGGAATGTGGCTGTGTAGCTGTTGGCGTTCCAGTGAACATCGTCGTATTGCATGGTCCAGTCCCTGAAGCGGTCCATGAGAGCACCGGGGAGGGCAAGGTCTGCGTATGTTCGACGGAATAAGATTGCAGAGTAGTTAGGCACATCTACGAATTGTAGAGCAGCCATGATGAGGGCTGAGGAGTTATGTGTCGGGATGAAGTTCTCTGTCACCAAGAACAGTTCGTCAGGTGATGATACCTTGAAGCAACGCATAGGCTGGGCAGGGACGCGCTCAGCTTCCTTGATGTAGCGGAACTTTGTGGTCCGTCGAGTGGCGATCTTCTGTGCCTGAGCCTTGCGAGGCAAACGGAAGACGATGCGGTTGGCAGCGAACTTCACCATCCACTTGGGGCCGTAATCCTGGCCGTTGAGCTTGGCTCGGCCTTCGCGGACGTTGACCTTCATGCCGAGAGAGCGGGCCAGGTGAGCAACTCCCTCGACCAGATTCTGGTTGGTGTTAACGAACTCGACGCTGGACTTCGAGACGTTGCCATCGGTGTCCATGAGACCCTGGAGGAGAGCGAGGCGCTGGCCTTCCGACGCCCAGAGGTAGTCGTGAGGGATGTGCTTGCGGCCGTAAACGCCGAGAGCCCTCAGATCCTTGGTAAGTCCAGAATAGGTAACGGTCCAAGCCTTGTTGTTCGGCTTGGCGATAGGGTCTCGGGCGACATACTTCCCACAACTGGCAAAGGCGTCGTGGATTTCCGGGTCCATCCCGGTAATGGCCCCAGCGTTAGTAGAACCGTCCCCAAGCCAGCACCCAAGCAAATACGGGTCTAGCTTGAGATCTCTGTCTGGGAGCTGAATGGGGTCGGCAACAGGAATAGCGTGGTTCGCTCGCCCGTCACGAACAGTCAGCGTGTCTACGATTTCCTGAGTGGTGCGAACAGTTCCGGTAGGCGGCTCCATCCGCCGCTTGTGCCCATCTGCCTTGTTGCGTTCGATCACCGAGGTACTGTGGGCCTCGCTGCGACCGTAGGTTGCTCGACTGGGCCGAGTCTCTCGACGCTTTGCTCTGTACTCGTCAGAACGCTTCGTGAGGGCTTCCAGCTCGCGTGCGTTGTAAGTGAGCCAGAGGTGTTCATCGTTAGTGACGGCGGTTGACCCATCATCGAACGTAAACCTCCACCCCGGAACAAACTGCTGCTTCGAGATAGCCAGGACGTGATACGTCTCTCCGTCTCGTCCCAAGACCGGGTCTCCAACAGAAACGTCCCTAGCTTGCTTGAATCCGGTTGGAGTGCATACATATTCACTGTCCTGTATGAGCTTGCCTCCTCCGGCTGCCCCGCCAAATAAGACTTCTTTTTGCATAGATTTTAGGAATACTTTTTGGGTGAGTGAGGGTTCTTCGATCCAGTATTCTGACCGTTTTGGTTCTAAATATTCACGGATTTTGGCCCAGTCTGGAGATGAGGTGCTCATATGTGCTTGAATCCTTTACATTTTCGCTGTAAAATACAGTCATGGCAAATTTTTTTAATCGCAATAACTCTGCACATCTACTAATGTGCGTTTCTGTCGTTTTAATCGGCACTGGTATTAGTATACTAAGTTTAGGGTGGGGTTTAGCAAGTGCTGGCCTTGCGTGCGGTTTGTACGGATATTTACTAGGGGCTGAGTAATGGCTTGGAATTCCACATCCAATAAATCCGCCATGGCGACGGGAACGGAAGTTAAAGCTGCCCCGATTTCTGTGGGCGCTCCGGTGGCGTACAGTCCGAGTGTGACGGCAAACGGCGGTTACCATGATGGGTGGGATATTCGCAAGGCTTATAGGGACGGCGTATCTAAGGTAACGTGGGTTTATCGGTGCATTGATGTTATCGCTTCTAATCAAGCGCGCCTGCCTATGATACTGCGCAAGGACAACAATCCGTTTGGAGAGATTGTCCAAGATAATGATTTGCTTAAGTTGTTTAACAATACTGCAAATACTGGTGAGAATTCGTTTGCGTTTAGGTTCCGTTTATCTGCTCAATTGTTGATGAGTAGTCGTGGTGTTTTTGTGGAGATTGTTCGTGGGCGGGGCGGTGATCCAGTAGCGCTGCATTTACTCTGT